TCTATGAATCTTTTTTCATAGTTCTTCCTTTCGATCATTGCCCTTGAAGTATAGCCATCCTTCAGGGGCTTTGGTTTTTATGGAAGAATATTTTTTAACTCTTTCATGATTTCGCTCTTTGAGAATCCCATGATAGCGAGTTGTTTTATAAAAACCGCTTCAACTTCCTCTCGATGTTCTGGAGAGATGGGGAAAGCTTTAACAGGTTTAGGTACACGAATATGATGATAGTACCATGTCTGAACTGTCTTAAAAGATGGAAGATCTTTGAAGCCATCTTGTAAGATCTTGTAAATAACATCCCAAGTATAACCCTCTTCTTTTAATTCGACTGTCAATTTAATGATCGCTTGTTTACTCATTGAAAGAACTCCTCGACGTTTCCTCGACGATCTTGACCGCTCATTTTGAAAGACCAATTTGAACAAAGCTCGGCAAGTCTGGATTGACTCCGAATGTCTAAGAACTTGGATCGCATCTCACGAGGAGAAAGATTTGAAGCAAAGAGAACTTGAACGCCTGACTCATACAAAGCGTGAATGAGTTCGTTTGTTGTTTGGATTCCCCATTCATTAAGACGAAAGAATCCCAACTCATCGAAGAAGACGACGTCAACTCGATCAAGCCAAGTATAACGCGGATCTTTGACGTCTGACTTATCATCGAAGGATTGTTTGATTCTTTCTAGCAAAGATTGATGAGATACATACCGAACTCTTTTCCCTCTCCAAATCATCTCACGAGCGAGAGCAGAGAGGAGATGAGTTTTTCCGTTTCCTGTATGTCCATAGATTAAGCCGCCTTTGATCCGTCCCTCTCTAAAGTCGATTGCTTTGGATTCGAGTCCTTCTTCAAATTGATAGTTTCCGAAATGTTTATCGATCGCAGCTGCGGTGAGTCCAGATTGACGAAATCGCATTAAGTATTGATTAGTGATTCCGCAATAAGGACAAGGAACGGCGTAAACGTATCGAGTCTTGATCGGTTCCCATAATCCATCCTCTTCGACTCGAAGATTAAGAGGACGCTTTGAGAGGTCTTCTTCTTTCGTTCCATCCTCCAAAGTATTAAACACGGGCTTATATTCTTTGAGATCGTCTAAGAGTCTTACGACTTGCTTTGAATGGATTTGAGAATGAGAAGGAGTACACCCCTCGAATGAGCAGCTTTCGAGGAAGTTGATTTTGATTTGGGGAATCCCTGCGACGACCTCTCGGATGAGAAGGTTTTCTTTCTCTAAATCGAATTGATGAACGATCGAAGGTCGTTGAATGTCTGTTTTGATTCCGCCTCCGCTTTTCGTTTTGATTGCTTTGACGAGGAGGTTTAAAGATGTTTCCATTGATTGCATAAGTTCTTCCTTTCTTAGATCAACGGTTTTGCCAAATCGGGATAGAGTAGTCTTTGCCGATCGCCAGGTAAAAGTCTATGATAATTTTTCTTTATATGATCCTCTACCCTTTTCCTCTCTTCGGGGTCGGTTATAGAGGACGGGTATAGAAACGAGTAAACTTTCTTTACTTCTCTTTCCTCCTCTTCCTCGCGCGTGTCACTGTTATAAGTATTAGATAAAGAATATTGTATATTATTGTTACTTATTGTATGGGGGACCATCCTGTCATGCTCATCTATGACAACCTTGTCATGCTCATCTATGACAACCTTGTCAGTGTCAACCCTGTCAGTGTCAATCTTGTCAGTGTCAACCTTGTCAGTGTCAATCTTGTCATGCTGTAAATCAAAGAAGTTGAGATTGATCTTTGTCATTGAGACTCGATTCTTTGCTGCTCCTTTATCTCTCATTGAGACTCGATTGATTGCTTTCTTTTCGACTAGCTTTGAAATGATTCGTCGAATGTTTCTCTCTGACATCGAAGTCAATTCTTTTAAATTGGATACTGCGACGGGTCCTCTCCATGTTTCCCAATCCACTCGAAGACATAAAGCCAGTAGTAAAACTTTTTCATTTGAATCGAGTTTAGATGAGGAGAGAATCATCTTTCTTAAAATATGTTCTTTCATAAGAACCTCCTTTCACTTTTTCTTATATATATATTAAAATCTTTTTACAAGTGATTTATAATTATTTTAAAATTAATGTTAAAAAAGATTTGACATCATCTGAATAAAAGTTTAACTATGTTTATGAGATCGACGGTCGATCCAAGAAAGGTTTAAATATGAAACAAAGAATCAAAAAACTTCTCAAAGAGCAGAGATATAATTTTGGTCATCTTGCTGATGAGATGAAATACTCACAAACCCATTTATCAAGAGTCTTGAGCGGCAAAATTCAACCGAGTGACAAGTTTGTAATCTGTCTATGCTTCTCTTTGTCGAATATGCTGAATAAACAAATCACCCCTAAAGATTTAGGAATCAAATTATGAAAAAAGAAGAATTACACGCAATCATCTATTTCTTTGGACCTTATGTCCTGGCTTTTATCCTCATGGTATATCGAGAGACTTTATTAAGTCCGATCTTCAACCTACTATCTCCATTTTAATACATCTTCATCGAAAGGAAGAAAACTATGTCAATTTACACACCAAACAACATCCAAGAAGCAAAAGAACTCTCTCAACTCTTCTCGACCTGCGGACGCTTATCCGCTCAAGAGATTCTCCTCCTTCATGCTGTATATGGACATCATTACGGCGGGAACATGGGTTTGACTATGACTCAAGCGTATTGTCTCAAAGGTAAACCAACATTAAACGCCGACGCAATGGCGGGAATCGTTCGTAAGTCTGGCCTATGTAAATATATCAAAATCGTCGAATGGACTACGGAGCTGTGTACTCTTGCGATGGCTCGGAATGATGAAGACATTGAGCATCAATATACATACACAAAAGAAATGGCAGAACTTCAAGGACTTTACAGAAACAACAACTGGAAGACTATGCCAAAGCAAATGTTGAGAGCGCGATGTTTGACAATGGGACTAAGAGCGACTTTCCCCGAAGCAGTAAGTGGCATCTATTCAGCTGATGAAATCGCCGATAATATGGACATGAATGACGAGGAACGCTTGGAGATTGTCGCCGAATCTTTAGGAGAGGAAGTCAAAAAGCCTCCGACGGTTCCTCCCCAAAAAAAAAAGTCTGATCCAGTCAAACCCTACCATCAAAGAATAAATCCCGCTCGTGATCTCACAACGATAAACCGAGTCATTGAAGAATTAAAAAAAGAAAACTGTGATATCGATCAAAGCATAAAGGCGATGGAGTATTATACAACGAAGCCCTTGACGATGTGCAATGAACTTGAGTTGAATAAACTCTTCTATAGTATTGGCCTCTCTCCGATCCGTATCTTCTTACAAGAGGGGAAGAAAGATCTCTCTCGAAGAGGGTTCAATGAATGGAACGCTGCGGACTTGGAGACGCTTTCGAGTTTATACGAGTCTTTTTATGGATGTACTATGAACCTGGAGAAAGACAAGAGTCTTCAAGATTACATCTCTCGAATCACAAACTTAAGTGATGGTCCTCTTTGGTCGGAGGTCATGATCAGATGTCGCAAACTTCACAACTCAGGAAAAATGACACAAAGTCAAGTCGCATACTATGAAGACCTTGTTTCTCACAATCCCTATGATCTCTCATATTATTTCAAGTTTGATCGGGATTTGACAACGATAGAGAACACTTAAGACCGTCGCATCCTCCAGTGAGAAGGACGTCAGAATCCTCTCCATCGATCTTCGTTAAATCGATCTGACTCCAATCAAGTTTCGAGAGTCGAATCCATTCCTCCTCTTGTTCCGTTCCTTCTTTGACGGTTTGGTAAGGAGCGTTTTCATAAGCGAGATCCCCATAGTCAGAGAGTAAAGCGACGCCCCGAATTGTCCTCCGATGTTTCCATAAGAAATCTGAGACAAGTGTCCATTCTTGTTCTTTGACTGTGCAAGTATTAGAGACATTATGTTTCAAGCCTTCAACTCGACTCTTGATTGATCCGACTGCGACCCAATGATTTTGAACGAGTCGGACGTTTTCAAGGTGTTTCAATGCGTCAACTTCATCTCGTGTCACTCCGTTTCCTTTACAGGCAAACTTGACGATCCCCGTATCTCCTTCGAGGTCAACGGTCGACTCTGGAAGAACCTCTCGAATCTTAAGCCATACGGGATTAATCTTAGAGAGTCGAATCGTTCTTATATATCGCTCTGCATGAAATGGATGAATACCCGCCGATGTTCCGAGAACCGTTGAAGTGTTTCCGCTTGGCTTGATGCAAGTCATACGAGAGGCGGAATTGATCCCGATCTCTTGAGATGTCTTTAAGTTCTCATCGATGACTATATCCGCCCCGTTCTTAAGGACGATCTCATCAAAAGAGAGGTCAGGATTTGCATAGATTCCCGTCAAGCTTACACCGATCAAGGCTTCGTTTTGAATGATATGTTTCGATGTGCTTCCTAAATATCCAACGTCAGTATAGCCCGCTTGAAGAGTCCCGATGAATGAAGCTGCTCGACAAGATTCATAGAACTCCTCTTCACTTCGATTCTTCTCCATGTTGATCTCGGTTAGATTGCAAACCGCCCATCCACTTCTCCAAATCCAACCGCCGTTTTCTAAATAAGGACGATTTCGAGACATCGAAAGAGGAATCTCTTTTTGCATCTCTCCCGATGGGGATTCAATGAGATATGGATAAAGACCGATCTCACAACATGGGTTCGTTCCAAAATCAGGAGAATCAGAGAAATAGACTCCAGGTTCTCCCCATTCCTTATTAAGATTGACGATCTTTTCAACGGTTCTTTTCTTCTCATCATCGTTAGTAACGACGGTTGCGGAAATATTGGCGTATGCTCTATTGGGATGACTTCGCCACCAATCGCCCGTTTTAGCTTTGAGCATCAATT